TCTGAATCATTCAGACGGCCTTTTTTATGTCTGTTTATTCCTAAAAAAATAATAACTTAATACTACATATTGTATTTTATTGGTATAATATGCGCTAATTTATACTATATGTTGTATTGGAGAGATAATGCGCCGGGCGTTGATTGCGAAAATTAAGATTGCTCAAAAGGAGCTGGGCTTGGACGACGGTACCTATCGCGCGGTGTTGGAGCGTGTGACGGGCAAGCGGTCGTGTACCGAGTGCAGCATCCCCGAGCTGGAGCGCGTGGTGGAGGATTTGCGCCAACATGGATTTCAGCCGAAAAAGACGGCGGGGCAACGACCGAACCGCCGCGATTCTGCCGATCCGATGATGCGTAAAATTGAAGCCCTGCTGCTGGATAACGGCTGGACTTGGAATTATGCACACGGTACGGCGAAAAAAATGTTTAAGGTTGACCGCGTGGAATGGTTGTCCGACGGCAATATGCACAAGTTGGTGGCGGCGTTGCAGATTAGTGCGAACCGCAAGAAAAAGGAGAAAACGGGATGAGCTTAAACTGGGAGATGACGGAGCAGGATTTTGCCGATGTTAAACATCTGCTGCCGCACAGTGTGGTGGCGCTGATTACGGTCATCGGGCTGGAGGCGGCGTTTCACATGGTTAAGGTTTGGGGCGGGACGAATTACCCGATTTCCAATCGCCGCCGCAATACGCGCCAGAGCCGCATCTTACACGCGCAACTGGTCGAGGACATCGGCGAGGAGGCTGCGGGGCGGTTGGAGCGTGCCTATGTCGGGCAGCCTTTCTTGGCCATTCCTCGTTGCTGGGACGCGATGCGCGAGCTGCGCAACCGATTTATCCGCCGCCAGTATGATGCAATGAGCGCGGAGGGTTTGAGCGATTTGTTTATTGTGCGCGAGCTGGTGTTGGCGCATAAGTTGTCGACGCGGAATATCCGATACATTTTGAAAGAGGCTGACCGCGAAGCGGCGGCAAGGGCGCAGGCGGATTTGTTTGCGGCTTAGTTTTTGTTGTGCTTGTGTTGAGAGTGGACCTTTTACCCTGCCTTCGGGCGGGGATTTTTTTTTGCCTTTATTCCGCTGAATGCAAGCCTGACGGGGCTTGGCGGTCGTCTGAAAGGGTTTAATGGGGTTTTCAAATGTTATGCAATCAACCTTTTTGGAGATGATGAATGGGCAAAACCGTAACCTTAACCGCTGGACACAGCAATACAGACCCGGGCGCAGTCAACGGCAGCGACCGTGAGGCAGACTTGGCGCAGGATATGCGCAATATCGTGGCATCTATTTTGCGCGATGACTACGGTTTGACCGTTAAAACTGACGGTACAGGCAAAGGCAATATGCCGTTGCGCGAGGCGGTTAAGCTGATTCGCGGCTCGGATGTGGCGATTGAGTTTCACACTAATGCAGCCGTGAATAAGGCGGCGACAGGCATCGAAGCCTTGTCCACGCCGAAAAACAAACGCTGGTGTCAGGTATTGAGCAAGGCTGTTGCCAAGGCGACAGGCTGGAAACTGCGCGGCGAAGACGGCTTTAAGCCGGATAACGCAGGGCAACATTCCCGCCTGGCTTATGCCCAGAACGGCGGCATTGTGTTCGAGCCGTTTTTTATCAGCAATGATGCGGATTTAGCCTTGTTTAAGGCTACAAAATGGGGCATCTGCCGCGCGATTGCCGACGCGATTGCAATGGAATTGGGAGCGGCAAGAGTATGAATATTATTGGTAAATTGAAAGAAGCTGCTTCCTATTTTCTTACAAAATTGATTGGAGAAAATCCTAGTAATGAGCAGGTAAACCGCGCACTTATACAGATGCCAAATGTTCGTCCGATACACACCTATCCACGCCCAAATTTAAGAAACTCAGGCGTGGCAGCCGCGAAACGTGCGGCGCGTAAACGCAAGGCGAGAAAGTAAGAAATATGATTGACGGTTGGGATGGTTATTAAGATGCGTATTTTCGATATTTTCAAAAACCCCGCGACAGGCGGTATTTCTCATTCAAAGCTCTGGGCAAATGTTGCCTGCGCGGCGGGGACGGTTAAATTCGTCATGCTGCCCGACCCTTCGGCAGAGGTTTGGGCAGTTTATTTGGGCATTGTGGGGGGGTATGCGGTGGCGCGCTCGCTGGTCAGCGTGAAGCGACAGGAGGTCGAGAATGAATCCGAATCTCGTGAAACTGTTGGCGAATAACTGGCAGCCGATTTTCATCATCGCGCTGGTCGGTACGGGTTTGGCGGTGTCGCATCATCAAGGCTACAAGTCGGCGTTTGCAAAGCAGCAGGCCGTCATCGACAAGATGGAGCGCGAAAAGGATCAGGCCTTGCGTCTGTCGGCGCAAAACTACGCACGCGAGCTGGAGCAAGCCCGCGAAGAAGCAAAACAATCTGAAGCCAAGGCGCACGCCGTCGGTGTGAAATTGGCACAAAAGCAGGCGGAAGTCAGTCGTCTGAAAACGGAAAATAAAAAGGAAATATCACATGTGCTTACTCAAGACCGTCAAAATGCAAGCGGCAGTTGTATTGACGGCTTTGGCCATCACGGGCTGCAGCTCTACAACCGCGCCCTCGGCTACGGAAATTAAAGCTGTCGAAAAGGCGGTCATGCCGACACCGCCCGCCGCGTTGATGGTCGCTCCGGTGCGCCCGAATGCGCCGAAAGACGGTAAGACGGCAACGCTGTTGGAACATGCCGCTGAGTTTGGCGGCTATGTTGCCGAACTTGAAAATCAGAATGCGGCATGGCGAGAGTGGGTGGATAACCACTTGAGCAAAGTCGGCGACTAACAAAAAAGCCCGCGTAGGGCGCGGGCTTAGGGTAAAAGCGGATTTTATACCTCTTTTACAGGGGTCGCGGCGGTAGTGCTTTTCAGCAAATCGACTGCGTGCTGGCAGTTTTGCTTGCTGGTGTAGCCTTCGCCCTGAGCGATGATTTCATGGTTGGCTGCTTTCAAACGCCAACGGTATTCGCCTTTTGCGTCTTTATAGATTTCAAAATACATAAGGTTTCTCCTATGAATGAGTACACGTTTTCTTACCGCTTTGACGGCAAGTCCTGGTCATTGAGCATTTGGGCGGACAGCCCTGAAGAAGCCCGGGCAAAATTTCGGGCTGCACGGGAAAATGCGCAGTATGACGGCGAAGTTGTAACAAAGATTTATACATTTGTAAATATTTCGTGGGTTAAGAAGTTGTACAGACGGATAAAATATTTAATGGGTATCAAAGAATGACCTACCGTGAATTAGTTGAGCGTCAGTTGGCTGTGCGCCATGCCGATTTAGAATTGGGCTTAAGCCGCGCCCGCGAACAAGAGCCGTTTGTCATCCATGTTTCTAATCTGCTGGATAAGGCAGGGTTTGAATATACGGTACGAATGAATAAGGATTTTCAGACGACCTTTAACCTTGAATATCCAAATACAAACTACGACACCTTTAAGCGTGCAGTTTGGCAGACGATTTCGGCGTATTACTGCGTTTGTAACGATGGGGATGGACTCGAAATTTCCAGTAATCGCCCTGACGGCTACTCCGTCCGTATCGTATTCGGCGATGTGCCGGTTTAAAGGGGTTTTAAATGGACTTTGAATTTGGTTTTAAAACCCTGTGGCCGATTGCGACTGCCGCGTTTTGGTTTTGGGTCAACGGCATTTCGGGTCGTCTGAAAGAGGCAGACAAGCGTATCGACGACCTTAAAGAGGAGCTACACAATGTCAAGCTCTCCTATCACACCAAGCAGGACGCCCAAGCCGACCGAAAAAATATCGCGGCGTCTTTGGAGCGCATCGAAAACAAACTTGAAAAAATGAATGAAAAATTAGACAGGAAAGCGGACAAATCATGAGCGACCCGATTTTAGAAGCCTTGGCGCGTATCGAAGCCAAACAGGATGACCTGCTCGCCAATCAGGCGCGTATGGACGAGGAATTGCAGCAAATCAAAAAAGACTGCAAGAAATCTGCGGCGGTTTATGGCGGTCTCGGCGGCGTGATTGTAACGACCGGCTGGGAACTGTTGCGAGCCAAGTTCGGAGGCTGATATGGCACACCCGAAAGAAACCCGCGAAAAGCTGCGCCGACTGTACGTCAGCGATGGGCAGACGCTCGAAATCGCGGCGATGATGTGCGAAATCCCGACCGCGACCGCCCGTAGTTGGAAACGCGCCGCCAAAGAGACCGGCGACGATTGGGACAAAGTACGCGCCGCCCATACTTTGGCCGGAAGCGGTATTGAAGACTTGAGCCGCTCGCTGTTAACAGGGTTTTTAGTCCAATATCAATCGACGATGACGATGTTGCAAGACACGTCGGTCGAGGAGCTGATGCCGTCCGAGCGCGCCAAATTGTTGGCGAGCCTGTCCGACGCGTTTACCAAGACGGTGGCGGCGAACGCCAAAGTGATGCCGGAAACGTCAAAACTGGCGACGGCGATTGAGGTGTTGGAATTGTTTGGCGAAGTGGTCAAAGAGCGATACCCGCAGCACTTGCAGGCTTATGTCGAGCTGGTCGAACCGCTGGGCGTGGAAATTGAAAAGAAATACAGGTAAGCGAAATGCAGAAGGTTGAATACACCCATAAGGGATGGTTTTTATTTTGTCCGATTTGGATTGCGAATTGGGACAGCGAAGTGCCGGCAGTTGCGCCGCGCTATAAGCTGGAGCCGTTGTTTTGGCTCGCAGACCAGTTTTTTTACTTTATGTCCGCTATGAACGAAATGAAAACGGGAGAGCCGTTGCCCTTTTGTTTCATGGTTAATCAAAAGCCGCTGAAAAAGCCGGTTGTCCACTATTACGAATAAAACATGAAGTCCAAAGAGTTTTTAAAGTCGCTTGCCGAATACGCCGCCCAACTCCGCCAAATCATTGAAGCGGAAGTGGACGGCTTCGACGCGTCGCCGGCAGCTATTACCGAGCGTCGGGCGAAGGTATTAGACCCGGTCAACGGGTACGAATATTTCGTCAATACCTATTTTCCACATTACGTCCGCTCGCCTGAAAAGTCGCTGCTGCACAAGTTTTTATTTTCCCGACTGCCCGAAATCTTGAGGTCGTCTGAAGGCATCAACGAGGCAACCGCCGCCCCGCGCGGTGAGGCGAAATCGACGCTGGTTACGCAACTGTTTACGCTTTGGTGTGTGGTAACGGGGCGTAAGCATTACGCGGTCATCGTGATGGACAGTATCGACCAAGCCTATCCCATGCTGGAGGCCATCAAGGCGGAGCTTGAGTTCAACCCGCGCCTTAAAACCGACTTTCCAGAGGCTTGCGGACAAGGACGCGTTTGGCAGGCGGGTACGGCGGTAACGGCAAACGAAGTCAAAATCCAAGTGGCGGGCAGCGGCAAAAAGTTACGCGGTCTGCGCCACGGCCCCTACCGCCCCGACCTTGCCATCCTCGACGATATTGAGAACGACGAACAGGTACGCAATCCCGAGCAGCGCGACAAACTCGAAACATGGCTGAAAAAAGCCGTCCTCGCCTTGGGTGGCGCGGGGCAGAAGTTTGACGTGATTTATATCGGTACCATCCTGCACTACGACAGCGTGTTGAATCGCACGTTGAACAACCCGTTTTGGCACGCGACCAAGTTTAAAGCCATGCTCGAATGGCCCGACCGCATGGATTTGTGGGACAGATGGGAGGAGCTTTACCGAAACGACGGCGAAGAGGTGGCGCAGGCGTTTTATCTCGCCAACAAAGACGAAATGGAACGCGGCGCGGTCACTTCTTGGGCGGCTCGCGGCGTGTTGGCACTGATGAAAATCCGCGCCCGCGACGGTCATGCGACATTTGACAGCGAATATCAAAACGACCCAGTCAGCGGAGAAGATGCGCCGTTTGCCGAAAACATCAAAATACTGGTCGGAATTGCCGGACGATTTGGTGTATTACGGCGCACTCGACCCGTCATTGGGTAAAGCGGGCGCGGGGCGTGACCCATCGGCGATTTTGGTCGACGGTTATCAAAAATCGACGGGGCGACTGTTCGT